CCACCCATATTTACCCATTATCGACTGTGGAAATGACATATTAATATGCCTCCTATTTATATTACAGGGTCAAGCCCTGCGACCAACCGATATTATAGTATAGATTAACGCTCGGTCAATCGTTACACGTCAATCTATTTTTTCTTAACAAACTTTCCGTTACCGTCACGTTTGGGTGTAGATGATGCAAGTCTCTCTCTGCACCATCTGCACTCACACGTATCACTAGGTGGCTGATTAAAAAGCCCTATCCTAGCCTTTCTTAGTACGTATTGTGGGTTTCCCGGAACTCCACTTACAGTACTACCGACATCAAATATTATACTTCCTTCAATATTATATAAAGGCTTATGCCTATATAGAGTAGTTTTGGGTTGCCATTCATCTAGGTATTTAACCGAATAACCCGCCCCAACTAATTCATCCCTTAATTCATTACGTGATGTCATTTATATTTCCTTATTAGTCTGCAGCTATCGACTGATTAGCAGCATCAAAAGTAAGAGAAGCTCCACGGCTGTCATCAAGTTCAAACACACCGTAGTCAGAAGTCATTACGATTTCTGTTGCCCTGAGAGAAGCATCCCTCTGTCTTTCAGTCTTGGTCTGTACGCTATTGAGGACACATAATGCACTTTTATCAGCTATTACACCAACTGCATCATCATTAGCATCTACTGACAAGTTTCCATCTTCAAAGATAGCTACTCCGTTAAGAGGTCGCAACCCGCTGAAGAACTCTCCGAGCAAGTCCTCACTCCAACCTTTTGGCACAGGGTATGTTGAGGATGCTGTTACAGCAGTAGCAGCTATATCATATACAGCATTTGGATGCTGAAGTATATATACCTGACTACCGAACTTATTTGCTTTAGCATAAGATATTGCTTTAGCTACATTAGTAAGTGTCATACTGGTAGCTGCTTGGCTAAGGCCAGTATCAAATCCAGAATACAATGCGTGAACATCTGTATCTTTCTTTCTAGCCATACCGTCACCCAACTGCCTGCCTATGATAGACATTACGTTGACTGCCGATTGCCTAAGAAGTTTATCAGTAATGATAACCTTTGCTCCTACTTCAGACGCAGTAAGATCAACAGTTGTCATTCCGATTTCTTCTTCATCTACTATGTCCTGGCCATCAACTAGGTCTGACATAGACATCTGTCCTACTTTAGGGACAGTTACCTGCTTCTCGCCTTTCCCAAGGCTAAAACTCTCTATAAGAGCCAAAGCAGGTGCGTTGTGTTCCTCGGTGTACCGAGCAGCACTTATGATTATTTTCTGGGCATTTTCTAGATTCCCAGTTGTCGCGGTTTGTGGCATGATTACCTCCTATTGGTAAATATTTTAGCCTAGTCCTGCAGCACGTCTGGCCGCTGCTTCGGTTTGGGGATTTCTAACCCCCGAATTATACTGATCGAGGAGTTCTTCCTCTGAACCTGATGCACTTGCTGCAGGTTGATTAGTATCAAATTGTTGTGACGGAACTCTTTGTTGCTTAAGAGTATTAAGCTCGTTCCTTATCTTTCTGTCTTCATCCATACGCTTTGCCATATTCTCCATTTCCTGTGGATTAATAGATTTATCTAATAAAGGTATGTCATCTATTGTCAGCCCATATTTTTTAGCATAGAACAACGATGCTCTTCTCTTTCCTTCAGCCTCAAGTTGTTGTTGCTGGTATTGTTGTTGCTGAGCTCTAGTATTCTTTTCACGGTTGTAGTATTCAGTGGCTGCATTGCTTGCTTCTTCTCTTGCATAGCCCTTGTCTTCAAGGTCTCTTTGATACTGTTCTGCGGCCTGCTTAAGTTGTTGCTCTGCCTGCATCTGCTGATACTGTTGCAACTGTTGTTGCTGCTGAGCATTTATCTGTTGCAGTTCATCAGCAGAGAACTGTGTAGGTGGCGTGGGTTGTTCTGCAACCGGTTGTTCGGTAGCCTGTGGTTGTTCCGTAGATGCAGCAGTCTCCTCTGCTACTGGTTGCTCAGTAGTTTCAGCTACCGGTTCCTGCGCAACCTGTTCTTCCTGTACCTCGGGCTCCGGGGCAGGTGTCGTATCTACTATCTGTTCATTTTCTGTAACCATATATTCCCTCCATTATCCAAATTTTAGTTACGCTATTCAACATTGTCAACTCTTCTTTCAAATATTTGTTTAGTTATATTTCTGGTTCTTATTATCTTATCTAATGTAGGTTCTGGCAAGAACGGGAATATCTCTTCAGGTATATCATACGCATATGACCCTGCATATATCCAGTTTATAATCTCTTTTTTCTCTTCACGAGAATAATTAGGATCATTCTGAAGTTGAGTAATAAACTTCCATTCTTTTCTGGCATAACTATTCATATCAGTTGCAGTAGCCATACTTTCTCGGAACTGAGAAAGAACCCTAGCCTTATCGTCCATGCGTTCTTCCCTAAAATCTTTAGTTTTTTGTGTAAGCCATCCTCCCCTTTCCATTTCAACACTCATCTCAGTACTATATTCTTTATTAATATCAAAGAACTCACTCATCACCGGACGTTTAATACTATATGGTATTTGTTTAGATAATTGCTCATCGTCAAAGTTAGGATATTCGTTACTATAAAGTTCATGCCATTCACGTATAGTTTTCGTTACACCATCTGGACCTTTAGCATTTAGATCTAATATAAGATTCAAAGCAGCGTCTCTTTTCCCCCGTATTTTATGCGTTTCGCTAGTAGGAACAAGCCCTGTCGTTTTAGTCTCTATCCTTTCCATTTCTGCTAAGGCCTGGCCCTTTGGAAGTGGAGGTATATCCTTAACTGGGCTTTCAAACATCTCTTCTAACTTTTGTTCACGAGTTGTATATGTCCTTGACTTACCATGCGTAGCAGTTATGGCAGCAATAACACTCATGGCAGTTTTATCTGGATATGCTTTTGCAAATTCCCATATATTCTTTGGAATTGCGGTTGTATCATCTACTCCCGCGGCTTCTCTAATCATCATATCTTGCATAGGTTGTGCAAAATTTGTATCCCATATTTCTATTAGTTCATCTCCAAGCATATTCATAAATGTACGATATAGAAGGCTGGATTTATCTAATCCTACAGGGCTGATAGATTGATCTTCTCCAGCTTGATCAGCTTCCAAGAATAAAGACTTGTTTATATCTTCATCCCAAATCATTCTATTTCCCATAAAATCTTCTTTGGTAAATATATAATTGACAATCAACTGCATTAAAGGAGATTGCTTACCTGTTCCCCATCGTGCGAATATATCCATGAAATCAGCAGGAACCTGTTCCCCGGTAGTACTACTTGTTTTCCTTCCATATAATAGTTGCATAAGTTTTCCGGCAACTCTTGTTTGTCCTCCCCACCAATGATCATAATAAGTATTTCCAATTCTTACGTTTCCAAAGTTTGCATCCCATGGATCCCATATTACTTTTACATTCTTTTCTCCCCAATCCATTTCTTCATCTTCTCCCTTACCTAGCCCAAGTCCTCTTCTTCCTCCCTCTAATAAAGATGCCCACATCATGAACTGAAGTCCTCTATATAGGAATAACGCAAGCGTAGCAGCAGTTCCCTGAGCTATTGCTCTGGTCATTTCAGCATGAGCTTTAGAATCTTTTGGTTCAAACTTATGTCTCTGTATTGCTCTTCTTACCATCATGGGTATGAATTCTAGATCTGAAGCAACCTTTCTTATGGAGAATACACCCATATTTGTAAGTGAGTGTAATGCTTTGCTTGGACCAGGATCTCTACCCATATTGTCGATAGGGCCAAGGTTGCCATACCCGGTAAGTATATGAGCCCTTCCTATTATTTCTTTTATCTCTTCATCTGTTACTATTGCTTTGTCTATATTATTTTTCCCATACCATTTTTCTTTTAAATCTTTAAGGTAAAGATATTCTTTTAGTACGTGATTAAATCTACTGGAAGCAGCAAATCCTATAGCCGCATTCTCAGCCTGTGCTGCCGTTGGCCAGAGATGCCTAAATGTTCTTCCTATAAATGTATTCATCAACGGTGCAAGTTCTATATCTTTTCCTGTTGCTCTTGCCGGTATAACTAATCCATTTCTTTTAAATAGGTTATATAAAGAATGAGATTCTATCGCATCAAGAGTTGTATCTACCTTTGCTCCTCCACCCGGCAACCATGCGTGCCAACTTAACTTAGTAGCTGCCCATGCAGTCTTTGGGTCTGTTGCCCACATAGGCCAACCCTGTATTCCGGGGATAGAATTGTCAGGAACAGATGCTAGTGTTTTAAATATACCGAATATATCTACTAAGTAATCCCAACCGTCATATC